GATCGAGCAAGAACCGGGAGCGGCTGGGGTGAATACGATCCATCACTATGTCACGAGAATCTTGGCAGACTTTACCGTGCGGGGCCAGCGTACCACCGGCTCCAAGGTAGAGCGGGCGGGGCCGGTAAGCAGCCAGGCGGAAGTGGGGAACGTGCGCTTGCATCGTGGCCCTTGGGTGGGAGCGTTTCTTGATGAGGTCGAAGCCTTCCCACTGGGAGGCCACGACGATCAGGTAGACGCCTTGTCTGGGGCCATGATGCGGCTGCGAAGTGGACGGTCACCGGGGCCGCTGGTACACCAACTGGTAGGAGCCAGGAGGATAGACCCGACCAATAACCCGCTGGGGTTAGATCCTGACAACCTGATTTATTGGGACGTGGATCGGGCGTAGATTCGACGAAAGAGTCCCAAGGGTTCCAAAGGGTTCCAAAGGTTCCAAAGGATTCCCAAGAGGCCCAAGAGACCCGAAAGAGTCCCAAGAGACCCGAAAGGGTCAAAAGAGTTTCTCTTAGTGCAAAGAGTTTCTCTTAGGTCAAAAGGGGTAAAGAGGAGTCCAAGATGGTGATGATCAGGGCTAATGGACTCGACCCGGTGGCTGAGTCGATGATGCGCTGGATACAGCAGCAGACCGATGACCGGCGGGGTGATTACGAACTGGCCCGACGGTACTACGGAGGCGACCACGACACGGCTCTCACAGACCGTCTGAAGAAGTTTCTCCCGCCCCGCTTAGTCTTCCGTGACAACTTTATGAACGTGGTCGTAGACAGCCTCTCAGAGCGTCTGACGGTGTTGGGCTTTGAGGCGGAGAACGAAGCGGTCGCCGAGTGGGCCTGGGATTTGTGGAACCGCAACCGCATGGACTACACCCAGAACGTCATCCATGCCGAGACTATCATGCTGGGCGACAGTTATATGCTGTGCGATTGGGACGAGGTGAACGAGCGGCCCCGGTGGACGCACCAGATGGCCGAGATGATAGTCCCGCACTACAACGAGGCCAGCCGGACGATAGACTGGGCCAGCAAGAAATGGTTACAGCGGTCTCGCATCGGGGAGGAAGCGGAGACCCGCCTCAATCTTTACTATCCAGACCGGGTGGAGAAGTACGTCGCCAGGGGTGGCGTATGGCGCAAGCACCAGGACGACATGGACGAGATGTGGCCGGTGCTGTGGTTAGACCAGACCGGCCAGCCGTTGGGGGTGCCGCTTGTCCACTTCAAGAACCGCCCATTAGGAGGCGACTTCGGCCAGTCCGAGATAATCAACGTCATCCCCATGCAAGACCTGCTGAATAAGTCCCTGATAGACCTCACCATGATTCTGGACACGCTGGCCTTCCCCCAGCGATATACCTTAAATGTGAACCACGGGGCCAGCCGGTTGGACATCCTCCCAGGCAGCGTTACAGAGTTCCACAGCGAGTACGACGGCGGCTCAGTGGGACAATGGTCGGCTGCCAACGTAGACAGCCCTCTACGGGCCATAGAGGCGCTCGTACAGCACATCGCTGGTACTACCCGAACCCCTCAGCACCTGTTTCAGATTATGGGTGGAGTGCCAAGCGGGGAGGCGCTGAAAACAGCCGAGTCCGGCCTGGTCAATAAGGCCAAGCAGCGTATGGTCAACTTCGGCAATAGCTGGGAAGACTGCATTATGATGGCCCTCCGCATCCAGGCCGCCTTCGGACAGGCCCAGCCGGAAATAGACGAGGGGTCTATCCGCACGACTTGGGACGACCCGGAGACCCGCAACGAACTGATGCACCTGCAATCCCTGGTCACGAAGCGCGACCTGGGCGTTAGCAAGGCGCAGATACTGCGGGAGATGGGTTACAACCAACACCAGATAGACAGCATGGTGGAGGACGCCCAGGCGGAACGGGTAGCCGAGACTAACATCGGGGCTGAGATACTGCGGAACTTCCAGGCCGGGACGATTTAGGAGCGACATGGATAAATGGCCTGCGATAGCCAGAAACATAGACCCAGCGACCTCCCACGCCGCCGCTGACGTAATAACTACGGGCGGTAAGCGGCAACGTCGCCTAATGCTGGATATATCCCTATCCGCCATTGAGGATATAGCCACCCACCGGCAAAGATGCGCCCGGCATGCCGGGCGCATGAACCAGAAACTTGCGATACAGAGTGCTTTACGAATCGAAATAGACGGGCTAATCGGGGAGTTTGCCGTCGCTCAATATTTCGCCGAGCGCAGGGGTGAAGATATATACCCGCACCTAGAAAACGAGCCGGACGACGGCTACGATTTGGTCATTGATGGGCATACCGTAGATGTGAAGTTCAGCCGTTATTCATACGCCGATTTATTCTTCACAACTAAGGGGTCTTTCCGGGCGAAGCGGGCCATCTTGGCCGTGGCGGTTTCCCCAAATTATATAAGCGTCGAGCATCCAGAGATTAGGCTTGCGGGTTGGATTCGTCGTGAGGAATTCCTGGAGAGATGCTTCGGCCATCCGCTACCGTATGCAGGCAAGCGGCGGCCCACCTGGCAAGGGGTGGGCATGACTCAGCCTACGGCGGCGGTCAAGGATTGTCCGGTGTGTCCGTACCATTACAGCCCCATCCACGAGATTACAACCTGACCAGCATTCGACAAAGGAGAAGAGATGAGCGTAGCCGTACAGCCTGACATCGTGGGGGTGGTGGCTCAGCACGTTGACCTGCGCCGTTCTGGGGACATCTACGTCGGACTCTGCCCTTTCCACGCCGAGAGGACGCCTTCATTTTTCGTATTTCCAGGGCGGCAGCGTTGGCGCTGCTTTGGAGGCTGCGGCATCAGCGGCTATGTGTCCGACTTTATAGCGCGGATAAAGCCAGAGCCGAACCGCTGCCCCGCAAGGACGAACCCGCCCCTGGAAAGAGGGGTATGACCATCACTGAACTCGCAGCCGGTTATGGTCTGTCTGCCAGCTTTCTGTACAAGCTGGCTCGTGCTAATAAGCTGCCAGGATGCCGCCGCCTTGGTTGGCGCTTCGTTTGTCTTCGGGAGGAATTCGAGGACTGGATTCGGGCCGGTGGCAAGGATTAGCGATGCCGCCATCCGAAGCCCAGAAGGCCGTGGAGGAATTGGCCCGTCGAGTCGCTGCGCTCGACCAGGCTACAGCCGCCCGTATCATCAACGAATACGCGGCGGTCTATACGGAATTACAGGGCGAAGCAGCCAGGGTTGTGAGCATCGGCCAGCAGCGCAATCTTAAGGTGTGGGAAGTCAACAAGATGACCCGGCTGACCGAATTGGAAACCCAGCTAGTCACTAACGTCAACCAGTTCAGCCGGGTGGCTGGGGCTGCGGTGACCGAGGGACAACGGGCGGCTGTGGGATTGTCCGTCCAGGGTGCGCCTCTCGTAGCGAATGCGGGGCTTCCAACGGGTATTACGTTGGATAACCTGGCAAACATCGGCCTGGGCTGGAATCGGCTTCCCGCGGAGGCGTTCGAGGCCTTCGTGGGGATTAGTGGGGACGGTAAGCCCATCGGCAACCTCCTGGCAGAACTAGGGGAGCAAGCCGCCGCCGATGTGAAGGCTGGCATCAGAACGGGAATCGCCACCGGCCAAAGCCCACGGCAGGTCGCCAACGTAGTCCGGCAAGCGGCAGGGATGCCACTTACCAGAGCATTGACTATCAGCCGGACGGAGGTCAACCGGGCGCACCGGGAAGCCACCCGGTTGAACTACGCAGCCAACTCCAACGTGGTGAAGGGCTACCGCCGCCTGGCTGCCAAGGACGCGTTGACCTGCATGGCCTGCATCGCCCTGGATGGCACACTCTACGAGACCAACGAACCGCTGGACGCTCACCCCAACTGCCGCTGCACGATGGTGCCGGAGACCTTGACGTATCAAGACTTGGGGCTGGACATCCCCGAAGAAGCCCGTCCTCCCAGCGGCCAGGACTGGTTCAACAGCCAGAGCAAGTCCACCCAGGAGAGCATGATGGGGGCCAAGACCTTCGCCGCTTTCGAGCAAGGCAAGGTGGGGTTGAGCGACCTGGTGACCACCTCCACCAGCACCGTCTGGGGGAAGTCTTCCACCGTGAAATCGGTCAAGGCGCTGGGATTGTAGACAATAAAAA